CTCCGGCTCTTCAATGCGACACTTCTCATAGTCATAACCATTGTACTCAATATCCATCTCGCGCTCTTTAATCATCTGCTCGATTTCTTTCTTGTCGCTGATAGGATATTTGTCTATCGTACCGAACATGTGGTCGTGTACAAGATAGCACTCTTCTACTTGGCGCTCCCATGCTTGGATAACACGACATGCTTTTGGATTGGCAGGAACGAAGAAATCTAAGTTCTTCGTGTTAGGCTGCACGAAGGTACGATATACCTCCGACAGATAACCTTTAGACGTGAGTTTGTAAATGTCCTCTATGGCTTTCGCTTGGGCTCTGCTGCGAGCGAAGCGTTGCTTAACCTCGTCTATGGTCATATCCATGACGACACCTATAGTGTTGATGTCCAAGCCACGCGGGTCTTCAACACCCCAGTTAAGGAACACACGCGATGAGTTAACAAACTCAAATACTTCTTCGTTCCGACCTTTCTCGTCATCCCATTGGTAGTCCGTTACTTGAACAACCAAACCGCTGATGATAAACTCCAACAGACTCTTTGCGTCCAACTCTTTTACACGTAATGTCTGATATATGTACTCAGCCATACACGTGTTCATCTCGCCTATTAACTGATTATCTAAATTACGCGCGATAACCTCCGGCTTACCATAAGAGTTACGGAACACACCAAGAATGGAGTTGACCGTAGCGCTGATGAGGTTGTTCTTCAATGGAATCTTTCCTTGATTGATAATACTCTGCTCCTCTGTGATAGGCTTACAAGTCTTCGGGTCCATCACGAAATCGCCCCACTGGTTGCCATTGAAATAGTCTTTGTTGCGCTTTCTACGCATGCGGAATGGGAGTAAAGCATCCCACATCATGCGATAGCGCCACAGACGCTCCATGTTCGCTTGGCGATGTGTGACATCCAAATCGGACACCTTAGTAACCGTTACCTCTTTAGGCTTGTCGCCCTTAAGGAACTTATCTCTATTACTCGAATTTATCATAACGCTAATGTTTCTAAGGATGATTTAAGCTCATTCGCCATTGCTGTTATGCCCTCTGTGTTCTGAAATATCTCGTAGATTTTCTTAGCACAGTTAAGCGCTATCAGCGAAGCGATATTATCATTGTATTCTCCTACCTCGCTAAAAGTAGGAATATATCTGAACTCTTTTACTGTACATTCCTCGCCCGGCTTAACCGAGTAGCAGTACAGTTTATTGTTGTCAAGCACTACAACAGGCTTTGTGAATAATCCCATATCCCACTCGTTCCATTGTGCGTGTGCAAGTGCAGACTCTGGATGTTCCCCCTTCACTACTGTCTGTTTCCATGAGTTCAAACGGAGTGCTCTCAGACGAAGGAAATCGTCCGGGAGACAGATTGTGCAGACGGTACCTGTCGTCCGTTCTTCCAATTTTTGAACACAAGTACGGTGCTCTGCACGCTCTGCTTCCAGTTTGTCGAGAGGAGCTACGAGAAGTATCTCATTAGCGGCTTGCGGTAACGTCTCCTCTATATAGCTATAGATAGGCTTTACCTCCTCTAACTTGTCTTGTCCTGAAAGTAACGGACCTGCTTCCTCATGGTCTGGTGCATACGGAGAGAACTCCTCAAGCTTAACCACGACTTTCTTTTTAATCTCCTCTCCTAACATACTTATTCCTCCTTTTTCGATTTACGGACTTTCTTGAATGTAACAGGAGCTGCCTCTTCTGCTGCGGCTTCTACTACTTCTTCTTTAGGCTCTTCAGCCTTAACCTCCTCTACCTTCGGCTCTTCAATCTTAGGTTCTTCAACCTTCGGTTCTTCTTTCTTAGGAGCGGCTGGCTTCGGAGCTTTCTTCGGCTCTTCTACTTTTGGTAGCGGGTCGAAAGACTCGCCATAGAGTGTGATACTGTTGAGCTGACCGTTACGGAAACACGGAAGATGTTCGATGATACGCTGTACCTCTTCGTCCTCTACAATAGCAGAGCATCCGCGAAAGCCCGGTCCGAGAACATCAGGCTCAAATTCTATACGACGCACTTTACCATGCGCTTTAACAAGAACATTCGTTGCACTCAAACGGCAAACATAATATTTTTTCATTGCTTCTTAAAAAAGTAATGCCGAGCGGGTCGTAACCCACCCGGCATTGGTTAAACATTGGTAGCTGTTTCTTATACAGATGCAGAAGATTCAGCAGCAGCCTCTTCCGAAACAGTAACGATGCAATGTACATCGGGATTGTAAACTGCCAGACCAACTGTCTCGCTGAATACAACGATGTCACCGTTAGTGATGAGGTGCTCGCGACCGTCAACTTGGTTACGCTCGAAGCCTTTCACACGTTTCATCTTGAGGAACTCTGGGTCAACGATAATCATCGTATCGCTCAGACCGTATTGGTCAAGTTGCTCGTGGAGAACCATGTTGATTTGACCGAAGTTGGTAACCATCTTGCTCCAAGTGATACCGTAAACTACCTCAGTCTGTACAGCGTCTTGCTTGCGCTCGATTCCTTGCAGTTTCGAGAGGCGAGCCATAGCGTCAGAACCGCAGATAGCGAAACGAATCTTCGAACCGTTGTTGCCTTTGAAGACTTTCTTAGCAAGGTCTACAATCTCAGCATTGCCATCAGCAGCACCAGCATAGATGGTGTGATGTTTCGTGATGCTGTTCAACAGACCGCCAGTCTGATAGATGTAGGTACGTTTCTCCGGGTCATAAATCTTGGATTGACGACCGAGCAACCAAGTACCTTCCATACGGCTACGATACTCGAACAGAGCGTTCTCTTCAACTTCAGAGAGGTCGAACTTAACCTCTTTGTCAGCCATCTTCTCGTAGGTATTCTGCTCAATCTGAGCCATGAAGATTTGGCAGTAACCAATTTTCTTCTCAGGCAGGAAGCCCAGCGGAGGAGTAGTAACGTCCTTCTCAGCACCTGCACGACCCATGATGTACAGAGTAGCAGCACTTGCGCCAGTTCCACCAAAAGCAGGAACCTCCCAGTAGCCACCGTCTTGTACGAGTTGGTCCTCAGAACAAGTTACATACAGACCATTGGTAGTGTCTTTCTTGTAAACATAGAGTTGCAGTTTTGCACCGCTGTCAGCAATGACATTGATGGTGTCAGTTACATCGAACAGAGAAGCGTCGCTAACTTTTACAGTTGCATAAACACTTGTCTTCGTTGCGCTCTTACCAGTGGTAACGTCAGCAGCAGCAGTAGTTTTGTCGCTGCAAGGACGAGTACCGATAGAATAGTAACCGAACTCAAGGTTGTTAATAGTCTCCGCATTGGCATAACGCAACAGCGTATCAATGGGGTTTGCATACGGACGAATCTGAACAATCTTCTGGTCCACCGGGTCATGAATCAGCGAAGCAATGTTCGCATTAGCATTGGCACGGATTTCAGCAGTTGTCATACCGCCAGTAGTGTTAGGATTGGATGCGCTAACCTCGTTAGTGGTTTGCACATTGTTAACGTCCGATTGTCCAGCAACGCCACTTCCCGAAGGAGTGAGAGCCGAAGCATCGGCACAGACAGCGCCCGATACGTCACCAACGCCGAGCACTAAGCACATCATGAACATCAAAAAGCCCATGAGGCTGAAGTTTTTGAAAAAGTTCTTCATAATGAATTTAGTTTTAGTTATTATTATTTACGACGTTGTGCCATCTGGCTCAACCAGTCTGCCGTAGAATTACTTTTAGCGTCTACTTCCTCTTCTTGTGCGTTGCCACCTGCAACACCGTTGGGAAGACCGCTACCTTTAGCACGTTTCTTTCCAATCTCAATCTGCTCGTTGCGACCATCTACACGACCTTGCTCACGCGCGCCTTCGATGTCAGCATCATAGTTACGACCGTTTTGGATAAGACGGTATACATCTTTCGAGATTTTACCCGAGTAGATACCCGGCAAGAACTCCTCTGCAATAAACTGCGCAAGAGCCTCTTTCTGCTCGTCAGTAAGTTTGGCTTCTTCTGCGAAAGATGCAAGTTCATTTTCGCTCTCCTCAGCGTTCTTACGATACTCCTCCACTTTGGCTTTCATGTCTGCGAGTTCTTGGCGGCGTGCATCGCCTGCTGCCTTCCACTCATCATAACCTTCAGCACCTTCTACCGGAGCAGCAAGAGCCTCAGCACCTTTGTGGCGTGTGATAGCAGTACGGATATCTGCACCATCAAGCCAGTCAAGCACTATCTCTGCCTCCTCAGGGTCATTGCCAAGACGCTTCATGAGTTTGTCGGACAAGTCATGGAACTGTTTGCTGTCAGACTCCAGTTGGTCCATACGCGAAAGAGCATTAGAGTAATACTCGTCCTCATTCTCGTCATACTTACCCTCAGGGAAGTTCGTGCGGATACGCTCGTAGAACAAATCACGAGGTCCTTTCTCTGGAGCAGCCTCTGCCTCAGCAGCAGCTACCTCTTCAACAGGGGCTTCGTTCTGAGCCTCAGCAACCTGTGCCTGAGCCTCATTTTCGTTGTTCAATTTCTCTTCCATGTGTGTGTATATTAGTGTTAAAAAAATAATTCGACACTTAATCGGCTGCAAAATTACAGCTTCTATAGGACATAAAACGACCGAAAAGTTTACAAAAAGTGACGAAAAGTATAAAAAATTATTTTTTAGCCCATTGTCATGTGAAAAAAAGGCAGTATTTTTGCACCGAACCTAAAAATTTTGATGCCCTGTATTCAAATCATCATCGAGAGAACTACAACTGCAACAGCAGAAAAGAAGAGATTTTTTCTCCGCCGTTGAGGCTTGTCGGAAAGAAACAATGTCTATAGGCTTACGGCTATCAACTGCCGAACTATGCCGATTAGCTGCATCACGACCCGCTCCGCGCTTCTATGTTTCTACAAGAGAAGCGTTAAGTCTATACAACAAGTACAAAAGAGGAACTTGCTGTATCCGTCACGAAGAAAGAAAGAAGATGTACGCTGAGATATTCGCTCGCTACGAGAACGCTATGGAAAAAGTGAGCGATGCGAACAAAAGAAGACTGAGTAAGGTTATTATGGGTAAAGTACTCGAACAGCCTGCTCCGTCTTTTTATTATAACAATATCTCTGCCGCACCTTTATACTACCGTTTTATGGCTGAAAAGAGAATGTACGACTTATGATATATATATTCCTTATTATATGCATATGCGTGTACGTGTTTATGCCAGACCCTAACGTACTCGGAGTAACAGACAGTAATCTGTGGATGGCTTTTGTCTATCCTTTTGCCCATGCTTCATGGCGACATCTGTTCGTAAACTCCTTGTCGCTCTTCTTAATGTTCAACCCTATCTTCAAGATATACGAAGAACGTTTCGGAGGAGGAAGTAAGTTAGGTCTGCTCTTTGCATCTTACATCGGTGCTGTATTGGCTGGGCTATTCACAGCAATAGACATTCCTACTGTCGGAGCGTCCGGAATGGCGTTCTTCCTGTTGGGAGTTTTGCTGATGTTACGTCCTACCAAACAGCAGTTGATGGCATATATATTTGTAGTGATAGCTATTATAGTGCAGATATTCAGAGGACACAGTAACGTAGCTCTGCACTTGGTAGCTTTTGCTTTTGGTTGTATCTATATAATACTTGTATTGCTCTGTAAAAAAGACTTCTATTACACCGACAATAACGAAACAAGATAACGAGCGTATACAGCATATGCTCGAAATCAACCGACAGCGTCATATAGAGCGCAGAGCTAAGTATGACCCTGTTACAGGAGAAGGCTGTGACTCTTGCGAGCGCATCGACTTCCATATCCCTGACTTGGGGATGAAGAATTACCGTATTCCTTTTGACTGTGCAGAAGAACCTGTCATCCGTGACCTTATCAAGTTAGGCAGCGCACATAAATATCTTGCTGCTGTAGGTCTGAGATACACTACGGAGAACTGGCAACTGCTCAAACGAGAAGTTATCAAGGCGCGTTGCCGCCACGACTTCGAGTTCTGCGCTTCACAGTACTTCTGGATAGCAGACGGTAATGAAGAGAACCCTAAAGACGTGTTATTCGTTCTAAACCGCTCGCAGAGAGAGCTATTGAAGATGTTCTATGATGGTACGAAGCATGGAAAGCCTGTGCGCATCATCATAGACAAGTCTCGTCAGCAAGGATTCTCCACTCTGACGCAGCTCTTCTTCGCTTGGTATCAGACTTTTGTTCATCAAGGACTCAACTCTTGTATTGTAGCCCACGTAGAGAACACATCTCGTATTATTCGTGGTATGTATACAAAGATGTTGTCCAAGCTACCGCCGTGGCTACTCGGCAAAGAAGACAAGTTGGCTCTCACTCCATTCGAGAAAGGTAACAAGACCGTTATCATAAAGGGAATTGGCTCTCGTGTAACTATCGGTTCGGCAGAGAAGCCTAATAACATCGCCGGAGATAACATCTCATTGGTTCACTTCTCTGAGGTGGGTCTATATAAGACCACTCAAGGCATCAAACCTGAGCAGCTTATTCAATCTATTCTTGGTGGTGTGGCTTATCGCGCCAATACAATAGTTGTCTATGAGTCAACTGCTCGTGGTGTAGGTAATTTCTTCCATCGTCTATGGTTAGATGCTATCGGAGGCAAGTCTGTGAACATTCCTTTGTTCCGCGCATGGTTCTTATTGGACCGTGATACGCTTCCCATCAAAGATTACGCCTCCTTCATCATGTCCATGTCCACTTATGAGAAGTGGCTATTCGATTTAGGAGCTACATTAGAGGGAATTAACTGGTATCGCATTGCAAGTAAGCAGTTCCGCGACCAATGGCGTTGGAAATCAGAGCGTCCTTCTACATGGGAAGAGTCTTTCCAGTCAACCGGACACCCACTCTATCCTGTAGACGATGTAATACGTCTGCGTAAGAACGTGAGAGAGCCGAGTTTCGTAGGAGACATCTTCGGAGACAAGATGTACGGAGAAGAAGCGCTTAACGGCATCACTTTCAAAGCCGAAAATGATGGTCCTTTGAAGGTTTGGTTCATGCCGGATGATGACCCTAACAGAAGATGCAACGACAGATACGTTATTGTGATGGATATTGGTGGTTGTTCCGACCATAGTGACCGTTCTGTTATCTGTGTACTCGACAGATACGACATGACATGCGGTGGAGTGCCTATTGTAGTGGCAGAATGGTGCGGACATATAGACCATGACCTTCTTGCATGGAAAGCAGTACAGTTAGCACATGCTTATGACGACGGATTGCTCGTTATAGAGTCCAATACGCTTGAGACAGAGCAGACAGAAGGCGACCACTTCGACTATATCCTTGATGAAATAGCTTATCACTATGATAATCTGTACTGTCGTACCCCTGCGGAGAAGATTAAGATGGGCTTTGACCCTGTTTGGGGATTCCACACGAACAAATCTACCAAACGTATGGTATGTGACCATCAGAAAAAGGTTCTTCGTGAGAATATGTACATAGAGACATGCGCTGAGGCTTGCGATGAGCATGAGTTTATGGAAGTTAAGGGCAATGGTTCAGTAGGAGCTGTCGATGGGCAGCACGATGACCGCCATATCACGCGCGCTATAGGCGTATGGATATGTTATGATTACCTTAACGCGCCACGCGCATACAAGCAGAGCGAGAATGTTGCTATAAGACCACAGAAAAGACTTAATGAATCAAATATTTAACTATTATGAATGAGAAATTGGAAGAGTTTAAGCGTTCTCTTAAAGAAAAATACGCTATTGTAACAGTATTTTTTCAGTTGAAGTACGATGCTGCGCGTCTGCGCTTCGCCATACGCATGGCTAATCAGCTACAGAAAGCCAAGAACAAGCGTTTCTACGTGATAGAGAACTCCAAAGGCAAGCTTATATGGCTATGTAACGACGATATAAAGGTCATGCGCAAGCCGAAGAAGGTAAAGAAGTACATTGATGGTAAGTTCCGTACGTTCAAGTTCTGGATGTTACCGCCTCACACCACTCATTTGGACATTATGCGTGACTGTTTGTACTACACACAAGAGTCTTGGAACAATTCCAACGGCATAACAGTAGAGGAGCGCAACAAACGTAGTGCTAAATGGTTGCAGTATCTGGAGCAGAAGCGTATGGACCGTATGTTCGGTAAGTTAAGACTTAAATAATGACCAAGTTCTTCATCACATTAGACGGTAGGATACGTAAAGACCTGCCTTGTAACGCAGATGTGCCGCGTTTTGACCTTGAGAAGTTCAGTATAATCAACTTATTCGACTCAAGAGACTCGGCTCATCTGATGAGAGATGTGCTTGAAGAGCGTTATCCGAGAATATTCTATGATGAACGACGTAAAAATCAACGCACTTGATGTCCGGAAGGATATTCAGCAGCAGTTATTGGACAATCAGCAGCTCTTTTGGGATAATCTGGCGCAGTTAAAGCCGAAGGATTTCTGTGAGGTATACCTTAAGATACTGCCATACGGTTTCTCTAAGGTTCCTGACGAGCGTCCTATAGGGGAAGAAGAGCGTCAGAGGCTTATCTTGGAAGAGACGACACGTAAAGCTACCATTATCGGAATGGGTATAACGCCTACGGAAGAAGAGGCGATAGAAGAGGGGGGCGAGTAGCCCTCTTTTTTTATGCCTATATAAAAAGAATAGCTCCGACCCTCCCGAGCAGGTGCTATTCCCAACATCAAATTAACCCAAAAACACTAATTAATTTGTTCGTTGTGTGCAAAGTTTGAACTGAAAAACATGAAACAATCATTCAACAATCAAAAACACAAAATATGTTTTGTGAAACCGTCACGGCTTGGCACTCGGGTGTGGTAACTCTCCACACTTGGCGTCGACCAACGTTGAGCCAATTTTATTCAACCTTTCCGAGTCATGAATGGCAGGCGAGTATGCGAGGGAAACAAAAATCCAGAAAACCTCCGACCGTCTTAATAGGTCGCCAACCTGCCTTGAGGTTTTGCAAAATACCTCTTTGTTGCGGAGGCAGGATTCGAACCTGCGACCTCCGGGCTGTAACCCCGGCAAGCTGACCTCTGCTCCACTCCGCGAATATCCCTTATTCTTCGAGCAGCTTACGCAGAAGTCCTGCAAGCCCTACCTTTGTGTACTCCTCCAAGAAATCATTCTTGAACTGGATAGCTTTCTTCTTAAACTTCTTGGGGCATTTTTTATACCACGATACTTCATCCATAAGCCAGTTACATTCTTCCATCAGTATACCGATGCATCTGTCGTATGTTCTTATCTTCTTATGAAGACGCATACTCATCTTATCTACTTCTTCTTTAGCCTCAGCGAGTTCTGCTTTAAGGCGTTCAATCTCGCTCTCTTCTTTGAACTCATCTAAGTTAGAGCGTGTAGGTACGTCAAAATCCAAAATCTCAATCTCGCGTTCTTTCTTAGCTGTCTTACGCCCTTTAGGTCTTCCTACTTTCTTGGTTGTTTTCTTTGCCTCTTTAGGCTGGGTGTTTTCTTTTTTCATAATAGTGTTTATTTAGATTAGTATTGAAAAAGCGTGTACTGTTCCTACAGGATAGTTCATGACATAAGTCACTACATTAACTCCAAAATCACGAGTAATATCAGATTCTCCATACGGGTCATACATATCATTCATATTGTGCCCTCCATTCATTAAACATATTATCTTCCGGTAATGGCAGTTCCAATCCCCATTTCTCCAACGCATATACTCTTATATTCTCAAGGAACTCCGTCATCTGTTCCGTACCCAATCCGCTTGTGCTGCCGCCTATCGTATTGCCATCCGGGTCCGTTACAGGAAGAAACAACCTCGCGAAATACTCTTTCATCTGCTCTTTCGTATACCTAACACCGGATGCTTCATACCACCATTGTGATGCAGCCTCCATCCACAGCCATAGCAATGCGTTCTGACTGACAGTCCGCTGACTCTTCGTCTTCTCCATTTTAAGAGTCCATTGACCATTAGGCATCGTCTTCAACCACATGTCAAGTACATCATGCGCTTTCTGCGCATCAGAGACCTCCGCCTCCCTCTTCCAGATAACTATCTCCCTTTTCATAGGTTATTAAACAGCTCTTCCCTATTACCCCTATACGCGATATTAGGATTAATCCAATACTTACCTTTCTTCTCTCTCCTCACAGCATCTATCGCCAATAGCCCCCTTATCCCCTTCTTTACACTACTCTCACACATGTTCATCATCTTCATACACTCATCAACCACCAAATCAAACCCACCTTCATAATCCAATTTCAATATACCGTACATGAACACTTTCAACTCAAAGGGCTTCATCAACGCTATCGCTATAGGGTCATACACCTTGATAAACTCACTCACATCCCTGTAGCTCCTCGTTCCGAAATAAGGCTTTACCTGCATCACATCCCCTGTCACTCTATCCACTAAGTCCAACGGCGCACTCGCAACCGCCGTTAGCTTAACACTACTCTTCAAACGAGCATCACTAATGACATAAGGATTGTTTGGCATTGCATATTCCTGAATCTCCAGTGCAAAATTACTACAAAAAATCCATCAGACAATGGGTCAAAAAATTATTCTTTCAAAAATAGTAACTTTTCGTCCTAAAAATATAACTTTTTGTATGAGAAAGTGTATCCACAGTACACTTTTGGTGTATCCAGAGTACACTTTCTCTCCTCGTAACTCGCTGATAATCAGTATTCCCCCTATATATCTTATCTTATACGCACGCGCACGCGTGAAAATAAACCCTAAAAACACCCTACTTTTTGTCCATAATCCGTACAAAATTCTAACCATACCCCCCCCACCTTCCTCCTACGTACATACACGTACACACGCGCATTACACACATAATTCCTATTTTACATAATAAATTTATCACGCGCGTACAGCATACGGTTTTTCGAGATTTCTGTATGAGTCGGACATGAATACCCACCTATAGCCCACGTACGCCATGACGCGCCCCTACCCCCGTATGCTGCGGCTCAATGTACTGATTTTCTTGTGTTTACATTTTTCTTTTCACTTTGTTTTCAGTCCGCACTCGCATTATGCGCGTTAGACTGCATCGCGTCCTTTGATATATTATCTCCATTTTAGGGTAGCCGCTTTTTTCAATGTGGTTGTGTATGTATATAGCCAATGTCTTCAACGAAGCACGGCGGTGCAAGCAGTCGAAACAAATCGACACTCTCGCGAATACGGGGTACGGGGAAGACGGGCTACATTACAATTTCGCCAAGCCCAAAGGGCGCAAGCTCAGCTCTCGAAATTGCTGCGGAGAAACGCACATAGTTTCGCACGGTGGAATAGTCCGTCCGCAGGAAAGCACTGAAGGGCGCAACAGGCGCGAAGGTGTGAGCAAGCCTCAAGCAAGGGACTGGAATAGTGTTCAACGCGGATTGGCAGGGCAAAAGTAGGATGAAACCGAATATCAAGAAAGGTCAGACGTAGTTTGTGAATAGTGCGTAAGGGGTGAAACTTGCGCACTATGCTCGTAATCAGGCGGCAAGTATTGCTGCACACTATGTGTGCAAAGGGGTGGCGGTTAACCTCTTCGCTGTCTATGTTCGCAGCAGAGTGCGGACAAATTACGTGTAACTTATTCGGGAGAAACGGCTGCCCCAAGTGCCGTGTACAAATGAAAAATCTATCTGACGAGCAAATCAAACGTATCAAAGTATGGGCAAAGAATGCAAAAGAAGAGAGTGAGAAACTGACTGTCGTTCTTAATGGAATTAAGAAGCAATTGTCCAAAGACACGGAGAGTAATGATGTGGCAAAGTGCATAGACGCAAACTGGAAGGAGTTTGTCGGCTTGTTTATGCTCAATATGCCGCACGTAGTTTACAACGGAACGAAGACCCCTGTGGTGGTTGACTGGGTGGAAGCAAAGGAGACCTCCAACTTGCAGAAGGCATTCCGTCAGTACCGCTATTTTGGCGAAGACATTACCACACCGACCAACGCAGCAGGCGAAGTCACTTGTGTAGGTAGTATCGAGCGCGAAAAAGAAGTGCAGAAGACCATCGATTTCACACACCCATCTGGCTACGTACAGACCATTCCTATGCGTGATGCGGAAGGCAAAATCATCACGGAGAGTGTAATGACCAAGTTCGTGGTACGTGAGAAATCTATCTGGGGCTACACGGACACCGTAGTAAGCGCGTTCATCAATGCAGCAGACGAATTGGTAGACTTGCACAAATAATGTGCAGTCTATCGGACTCGACTTCGCGAGTATAAACAGGCATCAGGCGGAGAGCGGAGAGTCGTGGCTATGGCTGCGGCTCTCGTTGCATAAACCATTCGGCAAAGCGGTCAAACCTCAGCCGCGATAATTGAGAAGAACGTCCGAACAGGTAGCAAACTAAATCCTTGTGGTGCAGGCTAACCGCGCGGAATAATAGTACGCGAAATCAAATCTTTGGGCACGTGGCATTGGCTTGCTGCGTGCTTTCTATAGTGTGAATGTTTGGCACACTAAACAACATCAAATTAACCCAAAATTATGCCAACAAATTATGACCCCTTCGACGAAGTCGAGTACATGCAATTCGATTTCACGAGGTTACGCGTAGACATGCACCAAGCTGCGCGTGGACACTTTGGACTGGAATGGTGCGAGTTGTAAACTTATCAAAAACTTATCGTTATGAAAAAACTTATTTTGAGTGTGGCACTATTGTGTGCCGTGATGGCTGCTAAAGCAGAGGTTGTACGCAAGGACACAATCGCGTACGAAGGACAGGTTCGTCTGGAAAAGATTGAAAAGACCAACGACTATGGCGAGGTTAGCGTGCGTTACGTATGCTATTTGCTTGACGTGGTTAATAAAAAGGGCGAGCCGCGTAGGGTCGCTACTGATAGGGCTACCTATGAGAGCGGGCAGGTTACGCACCTTATCTACAACGTGCAAGATTCAGGCGCAAGCCGTATCGGAAAAGCAATTAATGTGAACGTACAAAAGAGCAAGTAATTATGGCACTAACAACACTAACCATGACCACGTGGGGTGTCCTTGCGGCACTCGTTATGTGGTTGCGAAACAAATAAGAGTATGAAACGCAGACCGACCATCGGCACGTTCTTCTTCGGAATAGGCGCGTGCCTTATCACTATTTGGCAGGTCATGGCATTAGCCCAAGAGGGGTGGCACGATTATATGTGTGCCACCACCTTCATGGGTGTGCTGAGTTGGCTGTTAGTTTATTTATCATTCGAACCAAAGGAGGACTGAGTTATGTACAAGTATGCACGAGGTATTTACTCGCCCGATAGAAGGGTTGAGTTCAAAGCAGTAGACAATCTCTACTACGAAATCAAACAGATGTCCACCGAATACGTGGCTATCAAACGTGGACGTGGACCAACACACGTAGACGCTTATCGTGAAGGCGCAAGAAAGGTCATCGAAATGATACTCGATGGCAAGTATATAATCGTGCCAACTCAATTAGAGTTGTTCGCACAATAGAAAGGAGGCTTATTATGACAGCACGAGACGTAGAAAGCCGCTTGGGTAATTGGCAAGATACTGTGTACCCGAGCCGCAACAGCAACGCAGCGTACAGAAAGTACGAGTACGGAGAAGCATTGAAATCGTATCGCACATTCATGGCTGCGAAAATTCTCGGAGTGTATTTCTTCCACAGAGAAGACGAAAACTACACTCGAACTACATGCAGACACTTGCGCGAATGGTGTGGCATGACACTCAAGGACATCCGCGCGTATTGTAAACAGCATCCGAACAGGGTGTTCTGCTAATCGGTGGCAGATAAAAGTGACCGAAATTATCTAACTTAATTCTTACAACTATGCTACAATTAACAAATGCAAGTACCAGAAGCGGACGTGAAGTAAAGTTTCTCGGAAGCGCTGGCGTAGGTATATTACATGCCTACATTTCAGAAAAAAACGAACTGCGTATCTTGTTTACTAACAAGGCAGTTGAACGCAGTTGGTTTTACGCAAGCACTAAACTATGTCGCTCGACATGGCATAGAGCGCGCAAGATAACTAAACTGGACATCTCGTATGAGCAATGGAAGAACGAATTTGCAAAAGTCGAAGATAAGTATGACGCATGTTCTGTCTTAGCACAGAAAGGTTTTCTATTACATGGCGTCGGCTCTAACATATATGTGTACAAGAAAGACGAGTATGCATATTGCCAATTGGTTAGAGACGTCTTGCCCAAAAATAACTTGACCGAAATAGACGGGACATTAGTACCGACAGATAGGCTTGACGAGTTCACATTTATATGTGATGTATGCGGGGAGCGGCACATGAATGACCAAAGGCTCTTAGTTCACACAAGTGCGAATGCCGATATATCTGTAGCGAAATGCATGTGTAAAACGTGTGCAAGTAATCTTGCATTCCGTTGTGATGACTGCCGCCAATATTTTCTGAATGAACTCAGATGTATAGAAGGCAACCATATGTGCCAGCATTGCCGTGATAACTATTTCGTATGTGACGAATGTGGTTGTATTGAGCGCAGAGATAGAGGTGCAGAAGTGAACGGACAGCACTTGTGCGAAGACTGTCTCTGTAGTAAGTATCGCAGAATAGTACGCGGCTACCATGACAATCCTGAGTTATGTGTGCATGTTATGCATGATGAAGACACAGATTGTTACGTTGGTACAGAAGTGGAGACCGAAGGTCTTAACGGCACGAAAGCAGAGTACTACAAACGTATCGAAGTGACCAAAAGACATGGCGAAGATGAGCGACTTATCTACCAGATGCACGATGGCTCACTCAATACCTATGGTATCGAATGTATCACGCAGCCTATGTCGAAGCGGTTCTTTGACCAATTTAATTTCGAAGGTTGGTTCGAGGAGTTGCGCGATGCAGGTGCTATGGCTACACGTAACACGGGACTACATGTACACCTCAGCCGTGAGTGGATGGGCGTAGAACGTGGCGAAGCACAAGACATTATGGTCGGACGTATGCGTCAGTTCTTAAGCGAGAACCAATCTCTCGTAGAGCGTTTCGCAAGACGTAGTGAAAGCCATTGGAGTGCGTTCAAGAAATCGTTCAACATCAAACCATCTTCCAAAGAAGAACGTGTTGAGTGCCACAAGAAGAACGCCAAGTCCTCTGGTCGGTACTATTCTGTGAACAACGAGAACTACAGCACGATTGAGTTCCGTATCTTTGCAGGTACGATGGACCCGTTAGTATATCGTGCAAGTGTTGAGTTCTGTCTGCGTGTTGTGGACTACATCAAGACGCACGAAGAGAACACGGAGACGTGGCAAGAATTCATCACGTACAAACCTCTGCCTGAGAGTATGAAAGCATACATGCAGAGCAGAGGCATGACAACGGAGTATGTTAACCAATAAAAAACGATTACGACTATGTGTATTATAGCAATCAAACCAGCAAAGGCAGCGAAACCTACGAGAGAGATGTTCGATGCCATGATAAAAGGCAATCCAGATGGCTTCGGCTATATGACATGGAGTGCCGAGAAAGGTCTGCAAGTACGCAAGACAATGGACAGCAAGTTGTATCTCAAATGGGTCAACAAGATACCAGATGAGCAGCCTGTTGTCTATCACATGCGAATAGCCACACATGGTAGTGTGCAAGTGAAGAATTGCCATCCGTTCCAAGACGCGACTAAGACATGGGGCTTCGCACATAATGGTGTGCTGAGCATACATAACGAAGGCGACATGACGGATAGCGAAACATTCTTCAAGCGCATAGCCATGCCATTCATCTATGCAGGCATGCTACCTGAGAGCAAGCCATTCGATAAGATGGTGGAAGCCATCATCGGCTATAGCAAGTTCGTGTTCTTGCATAGGGGAGAGATATTCAAGTACGGAAACTTCATCAAAGAAGGCGACTTGTATTTCTCCAACACGTCTTACAAGCCATACCCAAAAGTAACCTATGTGCGTCCTGTTTGTAGCGGTTATGGTTACACAAATTGCTACGGACATTACTACGGACATGGTTCGCTGTTCGATGACTTTGAAGATGACTTCATTTCCAAGCCAGCAAGTACGCAGCCTGCCAAGACAGAGCCGCAGCTGATTGGCAATGTGATTGAGCAAGCAGTCAGCACAGATGTGGACGTGATACCAGTAGCAGACCAGCACACATACGGACTGAAGATGTCAGACAAGGACTTCGACAAGATGTGTGAGTTTCTCGAAGACACAAGTGGAAATGATTTCTGTTTCCAGTTCCGTAGTCTTGAGAACATCATGACTCTATGCGAAGAAAAGTATCCAGACGCAGACGAAGATGCAGTTACGCTTGCGTTATCATTATGTGAAATCAAATATGCACAGCCTTGCTTGTGCTAACCTATTAAACTTATCGACTTATGAACACAGCAATTTATGAGGGCTACAAGACCCTGCCTTATGGCGAAAACTTTCTTAATTGGTTAAAGGATATGGGTATCCTTGACGAGTTTATTAACGAAGTAGAAGCGCGTTGCGGACGTGAAGACAGAAGCAATGCGGACTTTTATATCAATCGGTGCAGAGAAAATAAGATACCGAGCGATTATATAACGCTCTCTCTGTACTTTAGAAACTGCGCTAATGGTCACGAATATTGGGCAGAGTGGCATAACAAATGGACTGAGTACACCAACGCCAATGACATCAAGATTCATGCGTATGTCTTCGATTTGTTTAGGTTGGCGCGAGATACTCAAACCATTGCTGCATTCTCGCAAGAAGAAGCAGAGACCATCTTAAAGAAATGGCTGAAAAACAAATGTTGCGATTGTGTAGGATATAAATTTTCAAAGGTCGAGTAACAAACGCTCGGCTTATCTAACCTTATTTTCAAACTTAAAAGTTGCGCACGACACGAACCAGTGCATACAACTATGACAAAATTTGTAAATGATTTGATGATTGTTAACTTCGACGAAGGTGCTTTCTTGCACAACAAAGTGACTAACACTCTCATTGAGGTAGAGCCGCAGCATGCTATCATAGACCTCGAAGGTAACGTGACCTACTACTTCAAGAACAACGGAAAGGAGTTCGGAATAGCAGGGGATGACATGGCTCTGTATAGAAATCGTATTGAATACGAGAACGGAGAAGACCCTATTTGCAAAGGGGCATATAACATCGAAACCAGATTGCGTCGTGACTTGGAATGTTGTTGTGTTTTTGCGTCCGACGATGACCGATGCCGCGAAATGGTATCGTGGATGATGGTGGATGGCGTGCCTACACAAGTAGATACTCCGCTTATCGGATTTCAAGCTGGACGTTTCGGCGGCTGCAAACCTTTGTTCGACAGCGATGCTGACTTGAGCGGATTATACGCTTCCAAAGAGCAAGCGCTATGGTTCAACAAGTACAAGTACACCGACTCGAAGGGCGAAGTGGTAATGCGTGAAGGCACACGTGCTTTTGCATTGCTCACAGACGAGCAGAAGAAAGCAGTAGCCAAACTCAAGAAAGCACTTGACGCGTTGAAGGATGCGAATGTGAATGCGATTTATAGTGCCGACTATGGCATGTGGTATTTCTTGCCGTCAGACAAGACAACATTGGACTGGGATTACTGCGGTCAGACAAAGGGCTTGTTCATCCCAGATGAAGTACCAAACGACCAGAGCTTTGAGTTCGGTGTTGACTACTATTGCTGCGATGCACCAGTCGTTAATGAGGTTAAAGCAGTTGAACCAACTAAAGAATAACAACTATGAGCAAAGCATTTCCAGTCGCATTAATAATGCGAGAAGATTTAGTAGACAAAGGCTATGACGTTAGCCATGTGACAGACGATGACATGTGTCGCATCGCTGCCAAGATGGGAGACCTATGGCTTGAGCAAGGCTATTGGGATTTACTTGAGGTAGCAGCGAACGAATGCGGCGTGCCTAAGAAAGCGATTACCATAGAGCAAGCGGACTGCGGCTGTATGGTAGTCATCTCCGATGGCTTGGACACAGACGCATACTACGTAGCTGACACATGCGATAGTCCATACGGCAATGGAGGAATGATTTACAAGAACCAAGAAGCCTTTGACGAACAAGATGGCATATGCTACGTTCCGGAAGCAGGCTTCATGGATGATGAGTATGTGCCTGAGCAAGTGAAGCAACTCTATGCAGAAGGCAAACTGCCGAGCAAACTCGTTGCCAATGACAGCGCTGGCTACACTCGTGATGATATATACGCAGAGATGTCTACACACATCGGCTTGGAGTGGCTGGAAGAGATGGACAAAGAATATGGCAAGTCCATCACAGAAGGCTTCATCGACAAGGAGACTGCGTATGTGTTCAGAGAACTTGATTGGCAATGTCCGTCTACCTTCATGGACGAGATGGACATCAATGCTGATTGGGAAGAATGGCTAAAGGAGAACAATCTATGCTAAGGTTTCCAAACTTCATTGCCATCACTAAGAGTGACCGCAAGAAAGTACGCTCATGGAGTCTTCGTGAAGAAGGCTCTATGGAGTGCGTACTCATTAACAACAAGTATACGATATGGGCAGATGGCAAATGCTATGACGAAGACACAGGCAGAGAGCCGCTGCCCTTCGTTTACGAATTACGTGACATTATCTGTAGAAAGGAGGACTGATTATGACAACAGAACAACAAGAAAAGATAACACTATACTTCGTAGAAGTAGGAGTATTGCTGAATAAAAAATGCGAAGACTTCGTTGATTATTCACAAGCATATGATTGCGAACATGCATTTTATGACGAGAACTTTGTCCTGTTTCTCGATAGTGCATCCGCTACAGAATATGCCTTAGCATACGTTGTCAAAGGGGTCAATCGAACATACGCAATCGCGAAACAATTGTCCATACCAAAAGAATGGTTAGACGAAAAAGACATACAATCGATTAAAGAGTGCGGTATTTTTGACGAATGGGATGAAGTGTTAATGGACGAGCGACTTAGCACAAAGAATATCATCCTCGACATTTACAAAAGTAGCGAGGGCACAATCAAGTATAACTTCATCAAAGGAAAGGAGAAACTATGACACTCAAAATTATCGAGCATTACGTAGTTGATGCACACTGGGATGAGAGCGGATTTCATAAATTGGACTATCCGCTACTCACTCACTCTCGGACAGAGAAGTACATCATGGCGGACACTATCGAAGAATGCTTCGACAGATGTCGCAAACTGAACGACCGAGCGAAGAACTGCAACTGGCACTACTACGAGTTTGCAGACAAGCGCGTGAACGGAGAGTACAACAAGTGGCTCGCTAACGAAAAAAGAAAGGAGAGTGCATGAGCAAGACCAAGCAGTTTATACTCGAGTACTTGGACAAGTACGGAGTAATGCCTAAAAAGTTTCCCCGTTGTAGTGTAGCATCCGATGGATGTTCACAATCTCATCATCATCTATCATGTGAGTGACGGGTTCGTACGACCACACAGACGGAAGAGTCGTTCGAGGAACAGCAACCGATGCGCGCTTAGAATGTAGTAAGTGTTGGAATAACGCGTGGTCAATAAAGTCTCCACGATTGTTGACTTTCTTCATAGCCACGAAATCCATTCCATACTTATCAGCCAACTCCTGCTTGAGGAAGAGGCGCACGAATGTATGCTCATCAAACAAACGTCCGGTTTGGTCACGCACTATCGCTGGTATGACTACACGTGGGCGTATGCACTTGCACTCTAACTTGGACAGCATCTCTACGAGAGCGTCCTCCGAGTAGTTGTTGTGAGACACACGTTCACGTATCCTTATCAGCCTGTGCATGGTCACTCCGAGACGCGCTGCTGTCTCGTGGGAGTACGTGAAGAATAAAAGCATTTCAGCAGATGTACCAATCATAAAATTAATATGTTAAAAAACATGCATTTTTGTGAACGAATTATTTTTTGACCCATTGTTATATGCCACTTTTATATTATTTTTGTAAAAATAATATAGCGGTTATATAAGTCCGCTGCAAAGGTACAACAAATAATTCAACTGACCAAATGGAAAACGAAAAAAATGACGTAGTATTTATTCAAATGTCGCTGCGTAAGTACCAGACTGAGTTGGAGAAAGCCGCGCAGTTAGGTGCTATGAAGGCGATGCTCATGTACGGATTACCCGTTAAAGAAGAAGTGTCACGTGCTGACCTCGCTCGTAGGTTTGGGCGTGCAAGAGTGGAACGGCTGATAGAGAACGGAGACATTGTTGCTCACAACATAGGCGAGAATGGTCGACCTGTCTACAAGCTGTCCGAAGTAATATCAATCATTAACTAACTTATCAACTTATGGAGAAAACAGAATTCTTAAGACTCTACGAGAGTCTTCGTGCTGTGCCTAAAGAGGCACAAAAACCATTCGACAATGGTCGTTTCAAAGGTACTGACATCAACCCTATGTGGCGTATCAAACGCATGACTGAGATATTCGGTCCGTGTGGTCTCGGCTGGTATGTCGAGGTGGTACACCGCTCATTAGAGCATTCGACAGATGGCAAGACTGTCTGCGCATTCATCGGACTGAACCTATTCGTCAAGGTGGATGGCGAGTGGAGCAAGCCTATCTACGGAGAAGGCGGCAACACTATGTGTTCCTTCAACAAGAAATGGTCGAGCATAGACACATCTGACGAAGCCTTCAAGATGGCTTACACAGATGCGTTCAGCAATGCTACCAAGCAGTTGGGTCTCGGTGCTGACGTGTGGTTCGAGAACGATACCAAGCACTCGACCAAGTATGACTTGCAGACCGAGCGCAAGAACGCGAAGGAAGACAGCGGTACTCCTGTAGATGATGCCGCTAAGGCTGCACCTAAAGCGACTACTGGTCCTAAAGAAGAAGAAGAGATAACAAAGCTCTTCAAGACAGCCAAGACGAAGGCTGAACTGCGTAAGTTGTACGAAGACAACTACAAAGGCAACGGACTTGCAATAAAGATTGCAACCGAGTTATCCAAATCTCTAACCGCTTAATCGTATGAAGAAACTTATTTCTCTTCCGGTAAACGACAAGGTCGTTTTCTACCCGGACGAACACAAGTACGTGTGTGTCGACAAAGAACTGAGTGGTATTACGAGTATCATTCACGACTACATCTTCCCAGACATGTACACGAATGTGAACGAGGTCATACTCGAGAAGGCACGTGAACGTGGTAGTGCTATCCACGAAGAACTGCACTTGGAGTATGCTGGTCTCCCTGCTGAAAAACCGAGTGCGGAAGTGCTCGCGTACCGCAAGTTGGCGAAAGCCAACGCTGTGCAGCAGATAGATGCAGAGTATCTCGTGAGTGACAACGAGAGTGTAGCCACATGCATAGATGCAGTATGGCAAGTGAGCGAGGACGAAGTGGTGCTTGCGGACTACAAGACCACACACGGACTCAACTACGAGTATCTGCAATGGCAGTTATCCATCGAAGCCTTCTTGTTTGAGAAACAGACAGGACTGAGTGTGGTTCGATTGGTTGCAGTACATCTGCCAAAGCCTGTTGATGATGTGTGTGACGCATCGTTCACAGACATTCAGCGTCTTCCGAACGAGTATGTGACTGCTCTGTTGGACGCATACAAGAGTAAAGCAGAGTCGTTTGTCAATCCGCTGCACGTTCTGTCGGATGATTTCAACGAAATGCTTGACCAATATGCGAAAGCAGAAGAAGCCTTGCTCGACCTTGAGCAGAGCGTTGCGTTCTACAAGAACCTACAAGCAGACATCCGAGCGCGTCTCAAAGAACACATGGATGCTGCTGGTGCTACCAAGTGGGAGAACGCAGACAAGAGTATATGTATCTCGCGTTCAAAAGATACTGTACGCAGAACATTCAAGCTTGACTTGCTGCGTGAGAACGCCACACAGACTGTCCGCAAGTGGATAGACAAGAACTTAGATAAGTGCTACGCAGAGACAACAGTCGCTGGTAGCATAAGTGTCAAATTCAAATAACTTTTACAATCATGATTGTACGTATTCAAGGCAAAGTGACAGCCGTAGACATCCTTGAGGGTGTGTCACAAGCAGGTAAGAAGTGGTCACGTAAGGTGTACACTATCTCCGATGATTTCAAGAACCCCGATTACAATCGGTCTGTTCAAGTAAACGACTTTGGTAAGCCAGACCCAAACAAGATGGACTATGAGTTTATCTACAAGTCCAATTTGCAAGTAGGCGATAAGGTTGACCTCGCTTGTTTCATTGAGACTAACGAGCGTGGCTTCACTAATGTGGACTATGGTAAGCCATATGCAGAACTCGAGAACAAACCTGCAAGCAACGTGATTAACGCAGATGGTCCCGTATCTGTAGACAATCAGCCTGCTATGCAGAAGGAAGACCAAGACGACCTACCCTTCTAAATCTTGTTGGTTATGTCTATAAATCCAGAAACATTCGTAGTCATCCCTGCTCATGCGAGAACTATTCTCGACTTGAGCGGGAATGAACTGATAGCCTACTCTCTCATCTATGGCTACAGCCAAGATGGAGACGGATGGTTCGTAGGTAGTCTGCAACACGTAGCAGACTGGTGCGGACTGAGTAGTAAGATACGTGCTAAAGAAGTATTGCAACGACTATTAGACAAAGGTATCATACGGAAACGTGAGACTGAGTTTAGTAAGAACCTCAAACGATGTGATTACCAAGCAGTCTTACCGCTATCCAAAAGAGATACGGCGTATCTGAAAAAGATACGGGGCGTATCTGAAAGAGATACGGGGGTATCTGAAAAAGATACCCATAATATAGATAATAGTATAGTAGATAGTATAATAATAGAAGAAGATAATTCTTCTCGTATTATAAATAATACTTCGAATAATATATCTTCTATTCCAAAGAAAGAAAAGAAAGGTTTAGACTTATCTTTCATCAGTATCGAGTACTTACCTATTATAGAACGCTGGCTCAAGTACAAGAGCGAGAAGCATCAAGGTTACACACAGACAGGTATTGAGAGTCTTTACAGAAGACTTTTGAAACTATCTAACGGAGATGCTTGC